GACCAGATTAGCCCGACTGCGGTCGTCCAACGGACGAGCCGACACGGCGATACGCCTCTGGTCAACACGCCGCATTCGCGACGCAATGTCACGCTCAACGATTACGAGTGGGCTGACCTCATCGACCGTCAGGACCGCCTGCGGCTGCTGAACGATCCGGGCAACGCTTATTCGACGAATGCTGCGTATGCGATGGGCCGCAAAAAGGATGAGCTTATCCTTGATGCGTTCACGAAGACGCAGACGACGGGTGAGCTTGGCGGTGGCGCTGATGCTCCTGACGTCAACGTTGTCTTTGGCTCGGCAGCGGCTTCTGACGATGGTCCGATTACTGTTGAGAAACTGATTGAGGCGCGAACGTATCTTCTTTCCGAGGATGACACGGACGAGGAAATGTTCTGCTGCTTAACGGCGTATCAGGTTGGTCAGCTTCTTGATGATTCTCGAATCAGCAGCTCTGACTACAACACGGTCAAGGCTCTTGTTGCGGGTCAGATTGATACGTTTGTTGGGTTCAAGTTCATTCAGGTTGCCAATAGCGTTAACCCCGTGAACCACGGCTCTGCTGGTAGTGCTACGTCGAACCGCCCCGTCTTCTTCTGGAAAAAGAGCGGCATCGTTCTTTCGACGGGAGTTGGTGAGTCGGGATCGTCGGCTCGCATTACGGAGCGTGCAGACAAGAGCTACTCGACGCAGATTTACTACTCTGCTTCGTTTGGTTCGGCTCGCATGGAAGAGGCCAAGATGTGCATCGGCTACGCTGATGACTCGGCCCCGGCGGCTTAATTAAATAAGAGATTGTCCCCGGTGCGAAGTCGTGCCGGGGACAATCTCTTACCCTTTCTAGTGCGGGGACGTACTAGAGGAGAAATAGAAAAATGGCTACTTTTTACAGTGATACGATGAGTTCCAATCAGCTTACTTCTACTTGGGATTCCCAGTTTAGGGCTGACCAATCGTTAAGAGGAAGTCGTCTTCGGATTGCCAGTGGCAATTGGACTAATGGTTCGGATACCTCGACGGTAAACGCATCTGCCGTAATCGTTGCTTATATCCTCAGAGACACTGATCGCGTTTGGGATCTTTTTGCTTACGGCAACGGAGCAGAAAGTGACAGCATTACTGTCAATCTAGGCGTTTATCAGTGGTCTTCGCAGAGCGGCTTGGGCGCAGTGGCTGATGCTGATGAGTTTGCATCCGCTTTGACCATTGGTCAGACTGCCGCAGACGCAGTTTCTGTGTTTGATGAAGCTGCTGACACTGGTCGCCGACGAGGCCAAACGCTTGCTGAACTTACTGGTGTTGCTTGTGCTGGTAACGAATGGGCTGTTTGCCTTGTAACCAGTGGAGCAATTGATCAGGCTGATTACGAGATTGGTTCTTACTGCTATTACACGGCTGGCGACTAATTAAAAAAGCAGACCAAGGGGGGCGGCTCAAGCCGCCTCCCTTGTCTGCAAGGAGTTCTTAAATGGGTGATTGGAAATCGGGCGGCGGAAATATTATTAAAAGCTCTAATTTGTTCAGCATAAAACCTCCCTCAAGAAACTTTGAGGAAACTAGTGATCGTTATGCAAATCAAGTAATAAAAAATCCTCATACTAAATTTCTAAATAGAAATGAGCTTGAATTTTCGGATCTTTCTGATTCCCAGCCAGTTCATTTAAAAAGTCAAATGACGCGCGCCGTTCAATTTAGATCAAGTAATACTATAACCAGATTTACTGACACGCTTCTTTTAGGAAAAGTGAAAGGGTCGTCCGTACTTAGATCACTTACCATGTGGTCCGATGGAGGTTTTGCCAGTTTCGTCGGAAAAATGTTTTTATTTAGTTGTCTTCCAGAGAGCATGGTCCCTGACTTGTACGGAACTCAAACGATTACTTCTGCAAATACTTTTGCTTATTCGGATGATGATTCCAACGATAGAACTCTATTTACGTTAACTGGAGATTTTGTCGATCTTATGATTTACAATGGATCTGTTCTTAGTTTTTCGGGAACTCCTGTTGCCGATTTGAACAACTCCACAAACTACACGGTAACTAATGTTGCAAGAGCAGATGCTAACACTGTCTCTTTCAATTTAACGGTAGGTGCCGGTGGTTCTAATGTCGATTTCCACGATGGCGAAGATCCCGTAACTGGGCAAGCTGCAACTATCAGCTTAGTTACTACCAAAGCGGTAGCGACTCTTGCTTCTTTTGGAAGTCATTCTATGAATCATGGCTTTAACCCTGATTTAGTAGAAACGTGGACGCCTTCAGCTACGAATAATCCCGAGTTGCTGCAATGGAATCATGTAGGAAGAAACGTTGCTGAAATATCTTATGAGCAATATCACAATACTGTAAACAGGGTAAACAATAAAATTGCATCTCCTAGGTTTGCCCCGAGGCCGATACACCCAAATGATTGGGCTTACATAGGGATTCAGTTTTTAGAAAATCCCACTTATGATGGTGGTTCGACTCAGGCAAGGCTTTCTGCTTTTATCGACTATATGGATCTTTAATATGGGACAAGCGCAATCCGAAGTTGATGTAGCAAACAGGGCTCTAGTCCGATTGGGGCTACAAACAATCACTGCTGCCAGTGATGACCCTATGACTTTTGCTTCTGCTATTTCTAATGGAGATACCAAGAACAGTACAGCTCTTTTAAACACTCATTTTGACGAGTGGAAAAAGGAGTTACTGCGAAGTCATCCTTGGAATTTTGCGACTACTCGGATGACCTTAATTAATCCTATTGCCACTAATCCGGGCTCGATAACAATCAAAGAAATTAGTCATTCAAATCCGGTTGTTATTGACGTAACCCCTTCTGATAATCAAGATGGATTTGACCACAACTTTTGGGATTATGATGTTGTCGAAATACGAAATGCTTTGTACACAAATTTAAACAACAACAAATATTACGTATTTAGGGGCCATGATGATGGATCTGGAAGCAATAGAATAAATCCAACTAACCATATTACGCTTTTTAAAAAGCTTCAAAATAATGGAACGCTTCCTGCTCACGGAGTGGCTTCTGCCGGAAATTCTGAAAGAACAGATCTTGAAAGTGCAATTACTTGGAATGATGACAATCGGTATAACACTGGAACAGTAAACACCTTTGAAAAGTCTCAGTTTGATTACGAATATAATATTCCAAGACGAGTTATTAGACTTTTAAATGTTAAAGAGATACCTGAAGGCGACGAATATAGGTTGCAGCGAAGAGACAGTGCTTCTGACACTTCTCTTGATAAGATTTTGCTTTGCAATGTTAACGATATGATCAATATTGAATTTATTGAAGATTTCAATCTGGGCAATTTTGACTTAGATAGAAGTTTTATTGAATGTCTTTCGCTTAAAATTGCTCATAAACTTTCAGAAATGCTTATCAAAACAAGCTCTGTGACTAACGAAATACAAAAAGAATTTCAGGTTGCCCTTTCTCAAGCTAAGTCAATTGATGCCCAAGAAAACGGTTCTATTAATGATTTTCACTCTACTTGGGCAAATGAAATGGGACGAGAAACTTGACCCAGGTAAACATTTCACAAAAGAATTTTTCTGGTGGAGAGATCAGTCCTGACCTAGAGGGAAGGTCTGATCTTCAAGTCTATTCTAAAGGTTTAAGCACTAGCTTAAACGTAATGTGTACTAATAAGGGCGACTTAATTCCTCGCCCTGGGACTGAGTACGTTTCTCTTACTTCAAATATTGATACGTTGGCAAATCGCTCGCCTAAAAAAGCAAGACTTATTGCTTTTAAGGTGTCTGAAGATTTGTCTTATATGCTTGAGTTTACTGACAAAAGACTTCGGATTTTTAAAGACGGAAAAGTCTTAGAAGGCGTTACTGATAGCATTCGTTTTCCTCAAGCAGCAGCGCCTGTACATTCTAATACTCTTGCAGACATGGGTAATGTTTTAGATACGCCAGAAGCAGGGTTTTTATTTTTACGACCAAACAGGACTACACTAGACGCTGGTGATGGACCTTTTTATTTTGAGTTTGATCAAATTGTTTATGATGGTCGAGCAACTGCAAACGTTCCTACTGTGGGCGTTACCAGCAGTATTAATCTACAAACAAAAGATACTTCTGCTCAAGGTAAAGGAAGCTCAACTGAATTTAATTCTTCTCACACAGTAACGTCTGGCAATAGATTTTGGGTTCATTCAGTCGAAAGAAACGTTACTGCTCCAGCCACAGATAGAGGCGCTTACGTTGCTAATCAGCTTTGCGACATTGTTTATATAACTGACGAATATCAAAACGTTGGTATTGAAGGTGCTCAGTTAAATGTTACTGCTACTTCTAACATGACAGATTTTAGTTGGGTATTTGAAAACAAATCAATCACTTACACAGGTGGAACCTCTACTGTAGCTAGCAGTTCTAATTTAGATTATTTTGTTACGCCTTATTTAGAAGATGATTTAGACGATATTCAATTTGCTTACTACGGCGACACTATGTACTTTGCTCACAGAAACTACAGACCCACTAAACTTGTTAGAACAGGTGAGACTAATTTTAAATACAACAATTTCTACTTTAATGGTGGACCTTGGAGGGAAAGCTCTACTTACGGAGAATCTTGGCAAGGTCTTGCCAAATTTGCCGATCCGAGCGAACTCCACCCAATTCCATCCAGCGCTGTTGAGGGTCAAAAATTTCCATTAGCCACCACTGGGGAAGTTCAATGGGATGGGGGAAATGGTACTACTGGAAAAAACATAAACGAAAACGGAATCGACACACATATATTTTTGCATGAAAACTCTCCGTCT